CTTGCTTGTGTTGCACGAGAGCTTGCGTGGGATGTACACTCAGTCCTACCAACATTACCACATGCAGAATGCGTTGGTCAAGGGTGCCCCCGTTGGTTTCGTGCCATCATACGTTGTTGATGCCTGCGCTGGTACCGGGGTAGACGCTCTGGCCTTGGCGGTGATCACCGCTAGCCCCGTTGCGTGCTACGAGATTGACTAGCGACGATTTCCTGCGCTTGAGTACAACATCTCTATCGGTGATGTTGTGACTCGCAAGGCACAACGTCGCATCTCTCGCGGACAAATCACTGCACACAAGCAGCGCTTTGACCCCCGTGACTCAACTGACGAGGGCTGGTTGGCCTACTATGATGCGCCATGGGACGACGCGCGGGCGACGGACGTGAAGTTGGACAACATTGAGTTACCTCAAGTTGCGGCTGAGGCATTTCTCAATGGTGCTGGCGTGGTGTTGTTCAAGCTCCCGCCCGTTGATGATGCTGAGAAGGTCGTTCTCGAAGAGAAATTCCGAGCGGTGTTGCCGAGCTACGCCACCGTTACGGTCTATCGTTCGGTGAGTCGTGGCAGGTATACCCTGACGTTTCTGACTGTCGCCAAGCTGCATGGACACAGCGGCTTCCAGTTGGTGCGAAAGAGAGATTCACGAGCGGCCAATAGAACTCATGTCGAGGGCCACGCCGGTGGCAGTTCCTCGCCGGGTCGTATTTCTCTTTCTTCTCTCCCGAACGTTGTTCCAGCTGCTGTCCAGATGTCCAATCCTGAACTGAAACCGAGCGCCCCCTTGTTTGTGGGCTCCGCCACTGCACCCAAGCCAGCTCTCAGCCTGGATGATCCCCTTTCCGCTTTTGACATTCCTGATGGCGTCGAGCTGCAACGTGTTAATGGTGCCTCATTTGGGTTGATTGACTTGAAACAGCGCCAGAGCCCTGATTGCGAAGTGCAATTTCGCCGGCCGGACGACGGTTTTTCGGTTGCTGAGCTCGACGCTCTCATCCAACGTGCTCAATCATCCAAGACGTTTCCAGTGCGTTACGAGCTGCCGCTGCCAGATGACTACACGCCTGACGAGGTCCTCAAGTTTTATGCGGTGGGCTACAAGTACAAGTCGACCCTCGGTAAGACACGGTCGATGACGTCCACGGTTGCCACCATTGCGCGCCGCAGTGTTGCTGAGCTTCATTGTGAGCTAGCCCATGCCGCTGCCGCTGGCTTTGAATCGACCACCTCTGCTGGAACGATTGCTCTCAAGCTGCTGCATTTGCGTCACGCGTTTGGCTTTGACTACACCTCGGCAACCAATGAGTTGATCTCGCGCGCTGTGCGAGCCGTCAAGATCAGCAAACGTCGGGTTCGTTGTGCTAAGGCACCGCGCCGTGAGGTTGACCACGTGATCATTTTTGGACCGCAAGTGCAGCGCGTGGCCACAAGCGGCCATTCCTTGAACCCCGTGTTGCAAGTGCTTCAGGAAACCTTGAGCAGTGACCGCCGTGAGCC